ATGGCTACAGAAGTTGTTGAAATTTTACCAATACTTGTTGAGCAAATTAATTATTTAGATAAGGTAAATACAGAAATGTATCATAAATTAAAATTTTATATGAAAGCGAGTGAGAAATGAATTCAAGAGAACCTATGAGTTTAGAAAATCCATTTGGTTTAGCCCCAATAAAAGGTGAGGGTATGCTTGTTGACCCTGATATGGTTACATTTGAATGTGATTGTGAAAAATGCCAAGAAGCTTATCGTAAATGGAAAGCTGATTACTTAGCAGAACAAAAGGAAGCGAGTGAGAAATGAATTTTATGTTTTATATGTTTTATATTTATGTAATGGGAATAGTCTGTGGTTATTTTATTGCTAAATTAATAGCACTAAACGAGGAGGATAAATGATACTAGACTTTATACTAATGCTTATAGCTTTTACAGTTTGCTTGTGCGCACTGATATGGATGATTGAAAAGGTAACCAAATGATCGAAAACACTTTACCTTATTATGAAGTTGACGCTGGCCATTTTAGTGTTAAAATAAAAGTATGCTTTTCTGATAATGCATTTCAACAAGCTATCAGAGATTCTAAAATAACAACCAGGCATAATGCTTTAGATTTAGGTATTGCGGAATCGCATTATATTATTCAAGATGGTACGCTGCATTCTATGTTGGCCATTGTATTTAATTATGATGAAATGAAAAAGTTAGATGCTTTGGAGCGTATGGGAATTATTTACCATGAAGTATCCCATACAACCACCCATGTATTTCAGTACATTGGTGAAGACGAATCTAAAATTGGTGATGAATCTCGATCATATTTAGGTGAACATATTTTTAAACAAGTATTTGCAGTGTATGCGACAGAGGATGAGACACGTGAAAGTGCTAGAAAAAGAAATAGAACAGCATCTGGTGAAAAAAATAAAGCAATCGTCGGGGCTTTGTTACAAATGGCTTTCGACAGTGACGGGAGTGCCGGATCGGATAGTGTTTCTGAATCAAAAAGTATACCTAGTGGAACTAAAAACACAAAGCGGGATACTAAGCCCAAGACAAACGCTCGTATTCGCAGAACTTGAAAAAGCAGGCTTTCCAGTATATGTGTTAAAATCTAAAGAAGATGTGGAGGCATTTGTTGAGTCAAGCCAAAGAAACATATAATCTTCGTGCGAGGTATGGAATTACAGCAGAGGATAAGAAAGAAAAAATACAAAGTCAAGGAAATGTCTGTGCTATTTGTAAACAAACATTTAAAAACAAATTAGATACACACATGGATCATTGCCATACAACAAATGTACTACGAGGTGTGCTTTGTGGTAAATGTAACCTAGGCTTAGGGAAGTTTAATGACTCCCCTCAACTTTTAAGATACGCAGCAATTTATTTGGAATACCATGCTAAACAAAACCAACCTTCATCCATATCAACTGGAAGTCATCAAAAAAGCCAAGACATTGCCTCATATGGGACTATTCATGGAACCAGGACTCGGGAAGACTGTGACGGCGCTCACCATCATATCGGAGAGCCCGAAGGGTACGACGCTGATAGTAGCACCCAAACGAGTGGCGGAGTCAGTATGGGCTCAGGAGTGTCAGAAATGGAAACATTTGGCACATCTGAAAGTAGCAAAGATCATGGGCTCGCTAAAGAACAGACTGAGCGCATTAGAAAGTTTGTCGAACATATATGTAGTGAATCTCGAGAACTTGGTATGGCTATTAGAGCAAAACAAAAAGTTCGACTACCTCATTATCGACGAATCAAGTCGTTTCAAAGATTCCTCAACAAAAAGGTTCAAGGCACTCAAGAAGCACCTAAAATCGTTCAAGCGGAGGTTGATCCTAACTGGTACACCATCTCCACAGAGCCTGCAAGACCTTTGGAGTCAAGTAGGCATATTAGACTTAGGACAACGTTTAGAGACGAGTTTGACCCGATTCCGGGACAAGTATATGGATCCAGGTCAAAGGAATAGACACACCGGCGTGGTTTATAATTGGGTTTTAAAAAATGGTGCAGTGCAACAAATACAAGAAAAGATTAACGATATTTGTTTGTCATTAAAGGCAGAAGATTATTTACAACTGCCAACACTAACTAAGCTGTACCAAACGATTGAGATAGATGATAACGTAAGGAAGCAATATGACGAACTTAGAAAAGACATGGTCCTTAGTACAGATACGGGGAACATCACAGCTACAACAGCAGCGACGTTGGCGGGCAAGTTACTCCAGTTCACCAGCGGCGCGGTATATACAGAAGATGGAGGGACGCAGGAAGTACACAGTGCTAAGTTGGAACGTCTTGAATCGATCATGGAGGAGTCTTCTTCCCCGACGCTTGTATTCTATCATTTCAAACACTCCCTTCAACGAATACGCCTTGCTTTCCCAGAGGCGGTGGTGCTGGACGACGACAACATTGAAGCGTGGCGTCGTGGTGAGATTCGTATGCTCCTTGCCCATCCCCAAAGTGGGGGAATCGGGATCAATTTACAGTGCAACGTTGGAGAGACAGCCCAAACAATCTGGTTTGATTTACCATGGAGTTCAGAAAACTACATCCAAGCCAACGCAAGAATATACCGCCAAGGGCAAGAAAAACCGGTTCTCATACACCATTTAACAGTAGCAAACAGTATTGATGAAAAAGTAGTAAAAGTATTAGAAGGTAAGATTAACATTCAAGAGGCACTATTAGACGCACTAAAATTATGACAGCAAAAATACAAGCAGTGGCACCAAGATTATCTGACGAAGATCCAGATCCAATAGAACAAGACGAAACAGAGGGCATATCATCAAACATGGTGGAGGGGACAGGCTGGCTACTATGGGACGTAGAAGATATAATAGAAATAAAACATTTAATTGCAACTCGAATGCCAGAAAAATCCAGGGTTATTTTAGATGCTTTTTTACAGGGTTTGATGTATAATGATATCAATGTAAGCGAAAAATATTGGCGGTATCATTTCAATGCGGGTATTGAATTTATAAAGAAAGAACTTAAACTATGATATTTGTTATTGAACATGAAAAAGATGGTGTTTGGCAATTACAAAGTTTGGTGGATGTTGATGAAATTAATCCATCAGAATTTGAACCAGTTAAAAAGATTTTTTTATGTGAAACGAAAGAGGAAGCTGCTATAGTCATTAGCGAAATAAGAAAGGAACGATTTGAATGAAATATGATTATGAATTACTTAAAATGGAGCACGACAATGTTAACCATCCAAAACATTATACACAACACCCCAGTGGTATCGAGTGCATCGAGATTACCGAACATATGGGATTTAATCTCGGTAATGCCATTAAGTATATATGGAGGGCATTCCTTAAAGACGATCCAGTTGAGAACCTACGAAAAGCGGTTTGGTATATCAACAGAGAAATAGCAAGAATCACTAAACACGAAGGGTGTGGAAAATGATAATTGAACTTGACTGCGATTTTGCAGATGATATAACACGACAAAGTTTGATTCAAACGTATGTTAATTTATCGAAAGATATAAAAAATAATAAAAACATGCATGAAGATGATTTGGAAATATATAAACAAGTTGTTGCTGCAATTGAAGTATTAGGCAAATGGTATTTCGTTAATTTTCAAAATGATGTTAAAAATTATAAGAAAAGGAAAACCAAATGAAACTATTTAGCCAGTATGACCGTTTTGAATTGGAACAAGACATTATTAAGATGTGGAACACGTCAGAATTATTAAAGGAGTTTGTTCGTCAGTATCTAGACAGCCCAACAAAAATGTCAGAAGACGAGGTGGGCAACTACATTGATGGTATTATGCGAGTCCATGATTTGCAGTGCCAGCGTCTTTGGGATGGGTTTGAATTAATGATAGAGAACAAGCATTTTGAGAGCTGGGACAATAAATATTTTGAAAATCATCCTGTTATCATACCAAAGAAAGGAAAGAAAAAATGAGCACCGAAACAGATCCATTAGACACCTTTGTTGTTACTTTGCAGTACACGTTAAGGGATGTCAACGTACTGATCAACAGCATGAACCGCCCGTATGAAACACCGGTTATGCAGTGGGCAAATTTTATTAACGACATCCATCTACAAATTGAACCTCAAGTGAAAGAACTAAATGAATCTAAGACAACTACTAAAGAAAGCGGGAGTTAGTAACGACATCATCAAAGAAGTCGAGCGTAAAGCGGCTAAAACATCAGCCGAAATGGAAGCAGAACATCGAGAAAAAGCAATGGCAATGACTAAAATGATGTTAAATGATGTTATTCGTGCCAATCAAGCAGCACAAGAAGCCAGTCCAAAAGAACCACCCTTTAAAAAACGTGTGATTATTACACCAGATTAAGGGCGGTTTTTGACCATTTTTTGCATTAGTAAATATAGGGAGTAGAACTCGTCGGGAGACGCTTCGAAACCTTTTCTTAGTTACCAAATGCCTAGAATATTGAAAGATATGCTGGACTGAACGCTCGGTTGACGCACA